CGCGCATCACCATCCAGTCGGTCCCGATCGCTCCAGTCGGCGTCAGAACGTAAGTGAACGTCGAGCCAGAAGTGGAATTGCCAACGGGTGTCCCCGCTGGATAATTCTGAGGTACGGTTCCGCTCAACGTCAGCCGCCAATATGTCCCGGGCGTCTTGTCGATATTGGTGATCCTGCGCGCATTCTGCTGCGGCTGATCAGATGCATCCGGCTTGACATCCCACTGGATGTAGGAGTAGGGGCTCGCGACCTGATACCAATCGACAGGCGGCGGAACAATATCGACGTAATTCTGGCCGGCGTTAGCAGCTGCATACAATGTCGTATCACGCGAGGGGTCACGCCAGCACTCGTGGATATCAATAAACTGCTTGTTCCTATCGTAGAACGCGAGACCGACGTACGCCTGGGTATTAGCATTCTGCCCCTTGAGCGCGGCCTGTATCTCATAATCAGAGTTCGGATCTATAGGGATGAAGAAATCGCTCTGCGCAGTTGTCCCCCCATTCGTATGCTTGAACGACCCGGGAGAGCGATAACCGACGGGGTCATACGTAAACAGCGAGAAGTTCGTATTGTCGCCGAGCTGCGCTGACCCGTTGACGAACATGTTCCCGGGATAGGTATATGTTGCGTTTTCTTCCGGGATGCCGCTCCCAGAGACATCGGTCTTCCAATTGTTGATATTGATTTTTCCGGTCGTTGCGTCGATATGCACGCCGGGGACTGATGCGTTCTGCGCAAAGACCTTGATGCCGGTGTCATTGATCAACACACCCTGACTGTTCGCGGATCCATCCCCGACTGTTGGGCTGGTGCGCAGGATGCCACTTGTGGAAATTTCATAAACCGTGTTCTGGATCTTGCCGCTGGCGAACAGTGGCGGGCTGCCGTCGGTCGGGATCCTGAAGGTCGTGCCGAGGATTGCGTCAACGCCGGTGATACCGCTGGCGTCCATGCGTACATAGGTCGATGCATCGGGGCCGGCCTGGATGCGGGAGTTGGCCGCGTCGAGTGTGACGTTGCCTTTAGAAATACTATTTTGGGTAATACTCCAACCGCCAATCAGCCCTAATGTTGCAGTAATTCCATTTTGATCTAGGCGCGCATAACTGGAGTTATCGGGACCCGCCTGGATGCGGGAGTTGGCCGCGTCGAGTGTGACATTACCCTTGGTGATGCTATTCGCGGTAATGGTCCAGCCGCCGATCTGGCCGGCGGTCGCTGTCACAGTGCCGGTGAAGCTCCCGTCTATCGCGGTGATCAGGCCCGTTGCCGCATCGAGGCTGAACTTGAGATTGCCTGCTGTGTCGTAGCCCTTGATGCCCTGCTCTGTGACTTCGACGCCCTCACCATTTGTGGTCTGCCCTACGGTCGGGCTGGTCCTGATGTAGTTTCCGGGCTGCAGGACGACGCCTCCTTTAGCCGTTGCAACGGTATATATCGTGGTGATGTATTCCTTGGACTCGACGCCGAAGATCGACACCGGCCGGGCACTGATCTCGTATTGTGTGCCGTCCATCGGCACGACAATCACAGCCTCCGGGCTAGTGGGGCCTACCAGCGTCCAGGGCACCTGGCCAACGATACGGTAGTAGATGTTGGAGTGGCTGTAGTTGCCGTCTGACGGCGGTGTGACCGATACCTCGAGCGTGGCCAGGTTCTCCGCCGGTGTGGGCGGCTGGTTCTGGATCTCTGTGACATTGATCGCCGTTGGGACGGAGGTGGTTTCTGGGACGTCGGGCTGTGGGGTCAGGTTTTCAGGCAAATACTGCCAGTGGAAATTAGATAATGATCTGTCATTTCCATTAATACCTGTATAGTAGCTGTAATATGGTGGGTTATAATCTGGATCGCCAGGTGATAATCTGTGTGGTACAGGATATTTTAACCGTGTACCGGTAACCGGTGTCTGTCCTTGGTTTGCGGTCAGTTTGTTGGACGGAACTACTGATGTATTGCCGTCCAGCAAAAACAATAAGGCCCCAGGAGCACCGCCCGCACCTGAGCCAGCATACATGCTAGGGTATAATCCGCTTGCGCTGCCTGCGTACTGACCAGGCAGACCGTCACCACCACTTAGGTCTACATTGCCTGTCTGGCCAAACTCAGCGCTATGTGATACAACGAGAAGGCCTGCACCACCTGCGCCACCCGCACCACCTGACAGTGAAAAGTCTAAAAGATTCTCACGTAGTGACTCATACACATATCCGTTATGACCACCACCACCAGAAGTCCCTCTCAGGTCTGAAGGAATACCACGTAATGATGTCCCATTATTTATGATAGTCAGGTCAGGAAATGTTGCATTTTTTCCTTGTGTGACAACTGCCTCTATACTTTTGATATCCCCATATCCACCCTCTTGGTCTTTTGTCCATCCACCACCAGCCTGCGTACTGCCAATAAAGCCCGCAGTACCACCTGCCTCTGGCGTTGATACACCTGGGAGTCCACGCCCACTGCCGTCAACCTTCCCATCTATCTGCAGGTGCCCATTGACGCGCAGCTGCACATTGTCTGTGATGGTGACAGTGACGCCACTGTCGATCTGCAGCGGTGCATCGTAGTAGTAGATGGATCCCGATGCATTGACATCCGCACCACCAGGCAGGGTGCAGTCAGCGACAATATGTCCGACGCCACCCACAATGGAGAACGCCCCGGGATAGTTTGTGTCCAGGTAGGATTTGAGTTCTGTGCCGGCGGATGTGTAAAACGACGGACTGAGTGCTGTCGTGGCAGTGCTCAGTGCGATGGCGCCAGCCTTTTCCGCCGAGCCGAAGAGATCGAGACGGAGGTTCCCGGTGACCCAGTCTGTGGTAATCCCCTGGACCTCGAAAGCCCGGTCGATGCTGGTGGTTCCGCCGGTATAATCACGGACATTGTCAAGACTGACACGGACGATGTCGCCGACCTCGAGGTCATTGAGGCTAGGCAGCACATTGAGGGTGATCAGCAACGGCGGGCCGGCGTGGCGACTGCGTAGTGTGTCGATGCGCTGGGCGAGCATCTGATCCGTCCAGCGACTGCCGTACAGGCCGCGGTATTTCAGCGTCAGCAGGGGCGCTGCGCCGTGCTTGCTGATCGATGCGGCGTCGGTCCTCAGTAGTGATCGCGTGAAACGCTCCGTTACCGGATCCCAGTTCCAGTCGATCTGAAACTGGTTGTGTACCTGGCGCATGTCGTGGCGCAGGGCGCTATATGAGACGACGTTGTCTTCATTGAGCTCCCTGACATGGGCGGCATCAGAGATGACCACCGTCATGCGCTTGAGGCCCAGACTGCCGTCACTGTAGATGGGGTTGAACGCGCCCAGCAGGCGGTTGATCTGCTGCTCGATAAAGCGCTTGGCATCCTGCTTTTTTTCGCCGATGAACCGTACGATGACACCCTGTGTATCGTCGTTGGGATCCCACCAGTCTGTGCCGATGCCGGTAAAGTCCGATGTCCTGATGTATTGGGGATCTATCCCCAAGTGCCACTTGGACGGGAGTTTCTTGCCGGCCTGGTTGTAGAGGTCACCCGTGAGGATGGCGAGCGCCAGTTTCACGGCCGGCATCTCGAGGTAGACCACTTCCTCAACCTTGGGCTTGCGGTCATCATCGACCGTAGTATCGACCTTGTGTTCTACCGGTTTCGTTCCAAGCACACCGCGGGAAACACCCGTGAACTGGTTTGCCTGGATGCCGCTGACAGGACAGCGAATGATCTCATCACCGATCTTGAAATAGAGCACTTCGATATTCGGCGCATCCGAGTAGCTAGCGCCATGTGCGAGCGCCTCGAACCCCGCGGTGGACTTCACGGGGATGGTGGTATCCGTAGCAGAGACAGTGGCCGTGAGGTTGGTCGCGGCAAGGTCGAAGATGTCCTTACGCGCCGAGCGCTGGACATCAGCACAGCGGATGGTATAGCCGCCTTTGGCGAATTCCACCTGGTCGATAATCTGGGTCTGGACTAGCTCGTAGTCTGCCCAGGCAGTATCCTTAAATCCGACATAGACGCGCAGGCGTTTGCCGCGGAGGCCGTTGCCCGAACCGAGTTTGTTGCTGATGACAGACGTGACGCTTGCCGAGAGATCAGCCAGGGTCACATTGATGGTACCGATAGTAGACCTGCCTTCAATGGGGTTGAGTTTCTGGCTGGTGCTGGTGACCTTGGCAACTGATCCAGAGACGGACGACGCCCCACTTGGCAGGGCGGCATCAGGGTGGGATGTGAAATAGTAGAGGTCTGTGTTGGCAAAGTCGAATGATACCTCGACCACAAGGCGAGGCTCTTTCGCCGTGGCGCGGTTGACCTCGGAGAAATTGGTGTTGTAGGTGCGCACTCAGACCTCCCGGGCCTGGAACTGCAGTCTGTAATGCATGGGACCTGCACGACGCGGCCGGTAGCCGCCACCATGGAGGATGACAGACACGGGATCATCCGGGGTGTATTGTGTGCCGTATGGATCGAGCGTAAATGTTTCTCCACCCTCTACGGACGCAAGAAATTCGAGCCAGTATTTGAGCTCCGACTGCGCGAGTAACACGGTATTAATGGTCCATACCCGATCCGTGCGTCGGAGCATAGTCTCAGAGGACCCGGAAAGGGCTGTCTGGACGTCCCGTACAGGCCTGCGCTCATAGTCGATTTCTGCACCCTTCTCCAGGGTGTAACTCTCACCAGGACCATGCTCATATCCCTGAATAGTGATGATCCCGCCTCCTGCTTCATCGACCAGGTTTTCACTGACAGTAATCTTGTTTCCCGTCGATGTAGCAGCGACCTTGTGCCAGCCGTTGTTTGCGCTGTTGCTAAATCCACTCACCTTGACGTAATTCCCAGTGGAAAGGCCAGAAAGATCAGTGCTTGTGCTGTTGTATGAATCGTCAGCCGTAGCGGCTGAGATATCGCTGCCGGTTTTGCTCCATGTCGGCGACAATGGAACAATCTTGCGCTTGGCCGTATATGTAATAACTGGCATGATCAGCTGATGAGTTCGCGAGCGTTCCTAGAATCACGCGAGATAAGGACGACGTCACGGTTGTCAACGGCATCCTTGATGCCTTCGACGACTTTCTCCTGGATGAAATCGTCCCATCCATAGACATCCCCTTCGATCACGACCTTTACTACGGCGCCGCCCGGGTCACGAGGACTCTCTGGCAGGCCTGTGATGGGGCTGGCGTTGAATGTCGGCACTGCAGCACCGCCACCACCCAGGCTGCCCGCACCTCGGCCGCCACCACCGCCACCACCAAACTTAGCAGATCGAATGGCGTCCACCTGGGCCAGCCCGGCGGCGAGGTGCGCTGCAGCCATAACACCGGACAGCGGCCATGGGTACGCGCTCAGAGTCTCACTGACGCCCTCGTAGGTATTGATAATGGCATTGGCGATACCTGCAGCCTGATTTATCCTGAAAATTGCCTTATTCTGGGTGGCAACGGTGCTGGTGATATTGAGCAGTTCGCCGGCAATGGTTTTGGATTGTGCCTTAAATGACAGACGCGTGAATTTCTCGATGTCCGACAAGCCTTTCTGTCGGACTTTTGCGATATCGTTCATGAGATTCGCCTGCATGGTCACCAGCAGGGCATTGGCGCGCTCTTCTGTGATGAGTTGCTGGCCCAGGGCATTCTGGACGATTTCGGCGCGGCGCGCGTACGAGAGCGCGAGCTGTTCCTCTTCTGACATCATGGATTCCTGGAGTTGCTCAAACCGACCCTGGATTTGTTGCCTGAGCTGATCCTCCTGGGCGCGGATTGTCTCTGCGCGCACTTTCTGTGCGGCATTCTCAGCGGCTTGGCCAGATAATGACAGATTTGCTAATTGACTGGTTTGAACCTGAACACTCTTCAACATCTGCCCTTTAGCTGGGCTGAACTCACCGAATTTCTTCTCTTCTAGAATTATTCCTGCATACGACAATCTAAGCTCGTTCATTGCATTCATCGTTTCACGTAATTCCTTGCGCACGTTTGCACCAGGAATCGCGTCCAGGAATTCAAGCATTTTCAGCTTTGCCCCAACGAAAAATGCCTGGAACTCGATCATGGACTTCGAGGCAAAATCTACAGCTTTTGGGAGCCCTGATGAAATGGTATTGAGAAACTCAACGATTGTCGGCCCCACCTCTACAGCTAGGGTATTTCCAACACCGAGAAAGGCATTGGACAGATTCGCCATGGCCTCCCTGGCGTCCGACATGGCCTTCGCCTGATCCGTCGATAGTGTGAGCCCCATTCTGTCCGCCTCCTCGCGGACCCTTTTGATAGATGCCGCGCCACCTTCCATGGTCTGGAGTAGTGAAACACCTTCAGAGTCGAACAGCCTCATGGCCAGGCGGACGCGGTCGGACTGATTTTCGACGCCCTGCATGGCCTCGGCAATGGCCTCGAACTGGTCCTCAGGCTTGAGCTCCTTGAGTTTCTGGACATCGAGACCCAGCTCCTGCAGGGCACCCTTTGCCTCACCGGTGCCCTGCGCGGCCTCTGACACGCGGCGGGTCATACGCTGCAGCCCCATCGTGAAGGTCTCGAAACTGATGCCAGCCCTGTCTGCCACAAGACGGTATTGGGAAAGGGCTTCGGTCGATGCACCGAGGCGAATGGAGAGGCGGTTGATCTCGTCGCCCGCCTGGATGGAACTCCTGACGATGGCGCCAAATGCGCCAACACCCAGAGTAATCCCCAGTGAACTAGCAACCTTTGTCGCGGTATTGCTGAGGCGGTTCAGTTTTGCCTCTACATTCTTGAACGCGGCCTTAGTGCGGTCGTCTGCGGTGAGTACGAATCTTGCGACAGCAGTTGTCATGACTTTTCAACCTGTGCGTCGATGGTTTCCATGGCTTCGAGGTAGATGTTGGGCTGTTCCATCAGGCCGCCGGCGTAGGGCAGCCAGCCGCTCCTGTAATGCCGGTACAGGCGCATGAAGGACATGGATCGCTCCGTAATCATGGGCAGCAGGCAGACCCTGGACTCGATGACGCCGGGAATAACCCATTTAGCGAAGGGCGCCGGACGGGACTCATCACAGTGGCGCCCCCAGGTGCAGTTCGCGCAGTCGAACTTGCCGCTGTTGCGGTAGACCTCGACTGCGATGATCAGTTTTTTCTTTCGTCCTCCGTGAGCGTACCCATGCGGATGATCTCCATGGCCAGGTCGAGCCGGACACTCAGCGGTAGCAGGCGATGGTTGCCGGGCGTGCATTTGACTGGGCCGCTGCCGTCTTCCACGCCATCCCAGTCTTCCAGGCAATAACCCAATGCCAGGTCGATCCCTCGACCCGTGATGTCCATGTTGCCGTCTGTCGTAACGCCGATCTCCTGACGCAGATAGCCCATCTGGGACCCGTCGGGGCGGCGCAGTTTGAAACGGGCCGGGTTATCCGAACGCTTTTCTGAAGGTGGTGTGTACCAAGTGGACTTCAGGTCCTCGATCACGGTAATGGTCATGTGTCCTCCTTAGTCGAACACGATGGAGACTTCGTCGTCCGTTGCGGACTCCACGGCACCGAACGGCACGCTGTAGGTGCGGATGCCGTCGCGATCTTCTGGCGAGACGTCCCGGTAATAGATGGCCGGCATGGAAATCTTGTAGCGGTTGTACTGGGTGGCGCCGATGCTGCCGAAGCTCAGCGCCATCTCCTGCCCGCTGCGCAACCGTCCCACGAAGTCGTGGGTGGCGACGGTGACGGCCTGCGGGTCCAGCGACCCATTGACGTCCCGGCCTGTGATGGTCACCTGTCCGAATCCATCGCTGGCAGAGCTGTCCGGCGGCGTAGTGACGGTATTGCCCAAATCGAAAGCCAGGGCATTGATAACTGCGCTGAACCCGCCCACGCTGAATGCGCTGCCCAGGACCTGTGGTGGCTCGGCGGTGTCGAAGGTTGGAGTCGGCAAGGCCGCATCGACCGGTGTGGCCACGTGCCCGGTCAGGGTGACGCTGATCATCCCGGACTTGCCAGTCTCACCGTTGAAGCTGATATTGCCGCGGCAGCCGGTGAGCTTGAACAACACGCCGTCCTGGTAGTAGTAAACGGTGACGGATTCGTGGCCCGTGCTGGCAGGTGTGTAGGTGATCTTTTCCACACCGGCCGTGGTATCCACAGCGGCGGCCAGGCCACAGGCCCGTAGGATGGCGTCCACCTCGGGCCGGACACTCGCGCTGTAGGCCGCCCCGGCGCCCTTGAGCTGCACATCGAAGGTGACGCTCATGAGTGTGCCGCCGAAGAGTTGCTTGAGCTTACCCAGGCTGGGCCGGGTGGCAGGCTGCTCGTTCATGCGCAGACCCTCGTGAGCCCAGGCCAGGTTTTCGACCAGCACTGCGTCTGCAGACGCAGTAGGCGCGGCATCCGTGTTGTAGGTGGTCTCAGGCTTGATGAGCAGCACTTCGCGGCTTGTGAGCATCTTTCCTCTCCTCGGTGGTCTGGTTGGTTCTGACGACGGTCAGGCCGCCTTTCTTCACCCGTACCTCTTTGCGGCGTGGTTTCATGTCTTGCTTCTGCATGGCATCCTCCTACTGGCTGGGGTCCGTAATGGAACGCCGGTACTTGAATGAGAACTGCATGGTCATGGAACCTGTGGGCTGGTCGCCGTCTCCGTCGAGGTTGGGTTCCGATGAGCCGGCCTCCATGGTGTCGATGACGAACGCCAGGCCCTGTGTGCGATCCGCCTTGAGGGCGATGGTGACTTCCTTTTCGATCTGCGCCAGGGTCTTGTCGATCTGAGTCGTGGCGCTTTTGACGGTGGCCTCGATGTTGATGACTAGTATCCAGTCCGAGAAGGCCATGTTCTGGTCGGCATCGGCCACGGGCCGGTTCTCACCGCGGTAGATGGACAGGTGCGGCAATGCCTGGGCCTCGATGTTGTACACCCTGCCACGGGTGATGTTGGCGCCCGTGGTGGCCAGGCCGGTGAGCTTGGCCACCACGGCATCCATGATCTGTTCCGCCTTGTGGTCCGCCATCATGGTGCCTTCAGGATCAGTGTGGTTGTGAGGCTCCGCTCATCCGGCTCGACGCCGGTCACGGTATAGGTGATACCGTTTACGGTGAGCTTGTGGCCGTGGCGTGCGCCACTGACGTCACTGGCGATGCAGACCGCTGCTGGAGATGACGACTCGACGCTGGCGTTGTCATAAAACGCCTTGGTGAGAATGACATTGATGTTTCGCTGCCGTGTCAGATCATCATAGATGGCCTGGTCCGCGAATCCTTGCTCGTCATCGAAAAAATCCCCGACATCGACCTCGAAGGACATGTCAGTGCTCCAGTTCCCGCCTCATGAAATACCGCACCTCGTTGGGCCAGACTTTCGACCAGCGCTCATCGGCTACCTTGTGCATTGCACGCTTTATTGCCTGTTTGATGAACACCCGCGTGATGGTGACGGTCCTCAACTTGATGATGGGCAGACGCTGACGACCCTTGCGTTTGACCACGATGCGGCCGCCCTGCGGCATGGTGGCGATGAACGCGCCCGGTATGAGCCGCCGTTTCCCTTGTGTCCGATAGGTGACGCCCTTCCGGGTCTGGCGTGGCTTGAGGCGCGTGACAGATATACGCCGCTGGCCTGGCTTGGTTTCGATGCTGCTGTAGAGCGTCCGTAGCGTGGCACGCTTCAGCAGCAAATGTTCCCGGATCGTCTTCTGGGTCACGCCGACGTCCTTTGCGATGAGACGGACGGCTTCGGCCTGAACACTCCTGGCTGCCTTGTTCAGAGTGCTCCTGGTCGCCTTTGGCACGACGCGCCGCCCGATGCCGCCGAGCATGCGCTCGACCTCGCGGACATCGAGGCGGACGTCGAGTTCGATGGGCATCGCTTACGCCTGCTCCTCGCTTTGCCCTTCGCCCGGGACACTGCTCTGGGACTGATTTTCGGATTGCTGCTGGCCATTCTCACCACGCCGGCGATTGGCGACCTCACGGGCCTTGCCCATCGCCAGCAGGCGTCTGGCATCCGCCTCGCTGATGTCTTCCGGCACCCGATAGGTCTTGCCCTCGAACACCTCACGGCCGGATGCAACGGTGTTTCGAATCATCTTGATCTTCATCGTTTCCTCCTGTTCAAAAAACCGAGGGGGCCGAAGCCCCCTCCCAAGTGGCTGCTGCTGGCGGTTAGACCGTGATAGCGTCCTGCATGGCAGAGAAGGACTCTGGGTGACGTATTGCGATGTCCACCATCATGATGCTGGTGACTTCAACCAGGCCCTGCTTCTTCATGGAATAGGGATCGACGATCAGTTCGATCACACCCCATTCGCCCATGATCAGGTCAGCCCAGTTGCCGAAGATGATGGCGCTGAGGTTGGTTCCAGTACCTTTGGTGAGATTGCTTGGCACTTGGTTGCTGACACCGGCCCGATAGCCATTCAGCTCGCCAAAGCCCGGCTCGGCCATGTTGTCACCCCAGACGAACTGCGCGGTGCCACTGGCCTTTTCCGTCTCTTTGAGCTTGCCGCGGACCTTAGCGTTGGTGAGATAACCCAAGGTACCG